GTGATCTGTACGATTTTATAACTCAAAACTAGAAGGTATGATAATACTAGAACTATTCGCGGGATCCAGGAGCATAGGCAAAGTAGCTGAGGCTGCTGGACACACTGTCATCTCGTGCGATTTAGAGCAGTTCGGTAATATTGATATTGTAGGAGATATCCTGGAGATACCTATCTCTAGATATTTAGTCTATCCCATAGATTGCATATGGGCTTCTCCTCCATGCACAACTTTTAGCGTAGCTTCAATCGGTAAGCACTGGGATAAAAACAGAGAGCCAAAAACAGAAGCAGCAGAGAAAGGGCTTAAAATACTAGATAAGACTTTAGAGATAATTAGAGTAGTGGATCCTAAGTACTGGTACATAGAAAACCCCAGAGGCATGATGAGAAAAGTTAGCTTTATGCAGAGGCTCCATAGATGTACAGTATGGTATTGTAAGTACGGAGATGCTAGAGCTAAACCCACAGATATCTGGAGCAACAACATTGCAAACATATTCAATCCTAATGGATGGCTCCCTAGAGCAGAGTGCCATAATGGTAATAAAAACTGCCATCATGAGAGAGCTCCTAGAGGATCTAAGACAGGAACACAAGGATTAAAAAATAACCATGAACGTAGCAAAATACCTGAACAGCTATGTATTGAAATAATAAAAAGTATATCATGACAGAACTACAACAATCGATTTACGATCTCAAGCTCCTACAGTACGGAGCACATAAGACTCTCACTCCTGGAGTGCAGAGTTTAATCTATACTCTCTCATGCGTAGAAGCAGAGGAGAAAACTTTACAGATGTACTGTGATGTGCATGGCACTTGCTACATGGTAACAGGTAAGAGCGGAGATGTATATTCTCGGATGCGCCCAGAGTGGCAACAGCTCAAAGAAGCTAGGATGCGGAAACAAGCTATAATAGCTCGACTAGAGAAATGGGCTGGAGAGGGATTAGAAGATTCAGACGAGCTCAAGGAGTTTTTGCAATGAGAATATTAAATTTATATTCAGGCATAGGAGGCAATAGGCATTTATGGGGAGAGGAGCACGAGATTACAGCTGTAGAGATTAATCCTAGAATAGCGGGAATCTACAAAGCTAAATTTCCAAATGATAATGTAATAATAACGGATGCTCATTATTACCTCCTAGATCACTTCGAGGAGTTTGATTTTATTTGGAGCTCTCCTCCTTGCCCATCGCACTCGGTTTTGTGCTATAGTCAAAACGTAAAACAGTATATAGATCAAACTTTATATCAACAAATCATATTACTACGCTCATGGTATAAGGGGCAATATGTAATTGAAAACGTAAAGCCTTATTATGACTATCTTATAAAGCCTGAGTTTATTATTGGGAGGCACCCGTTCTGGGCTAATTTTAGAGTATCTCCTTTGGAGGTTAAAAACATTGATATCTCCAGAAGTACAGCGGAGGAGTTATCTGAGTATTTAGGTATACCGATTCCTAATTATCAAGGTCGATTATTATTAAGAAACAGCGTAGAGCCAAAAACAGGACTACACATCCTTAACTGTGCTAAAGGTATAAGCTCACAAAATAACAGCACTCAACTGTCTATCCTATGAGCTACTACTACGATTCAGACGCAGCAGATAAAGCTGTTTTATTTATCGAGAAGTTCTGCACTCACGTTAAGGGAGAGTTAGCTGGAGCTCCATTTTTGCTGGAGCAGTGGCAAAAAGATGATATAGTAAAACCTCTCTTTGGCTGGAAGCATAAAGATACCAAGCTCAGGAAGTATAGAACTTGTTATGTAGAGATACCAAGAAAGAACGGAAAGAGCAATCTCGCAGCAGCTCTCATCCTCTACCTACTCTTTGCAGATGGAGAGCCTGGAGCAGAGCTCATATCTGCAGCTGGAGATAGAGGTCAAGCAAATATCGTTTTTCATATAGCTCAAGAGATGATTAACAATAACAAGCATTTACGCTCTAGGTGTAAGGTGCTACGCAATACAATAGAGTACAAATCATCCTGGTACAAGAGTATAAGTGCCGAAGCATACACAAAGCATGGGTTGAATTGTCATGGTATTATTTTCGATGAGCTCCACACTCAACCAAATAGAGAGCTCTGGGATGTACTTACTACTTCAGTAGGAGCTAGGAGGCAACCTCTCATTATCTCTCTCACTACAGCTGGACACGATAGGAGCTCTATATGCTATGAGATGCACGAGTACTCAGAAGCTATACTATCTGGAAGCATAGAGGATGATACATTTCTCCCTGTACTCTATCGAGCTGATCCCGATGATGACTGGACTAAAGAGAGCACGTGGAGAAAAGCTAACCCAGGCTATGGCACTATATGCAATGCAGCTTATTTCGAGGATGCAGTAAAGAAAGCCAAAAGCAATCCCTCAATGATTAATAGCTTCCTTAGATTACACCTCAATATCTGGACTAGTGCAGAAACATCATGGATACCAGATGAGATATTTATGAAGGGAGCAAAGGAGATACCGATGGATAGACTCCCAAATCTCCCAGCTTACGGAGGATTAGATCTAGCTAGTACTCAAGATTTAACTGCATTTGCTCTCCTGTTTAGAGATGATGAGAGGGAGTGCTTCTATCTCATTGTACACCAGTTTGTAAACTCAGAGAAAGCTCATAGCAAAAAACTCGCAGCGGGAATAGATTATATCAACTATGCTAGAGAGGGAGATATTACTATCACTCCTGGAAACGTTACAGATTACAGAATAGTAAAGCAGCATATCCTGGATCAATGCGCTCAGTATGATGTGAGAGAGATAGGTTACGATCCTAGGTTTAGCACGTACATAGTAGCGGAGCTCATAGAGGATGATATTGTAATGGTTCCTATGGCTCAAAACATTACGAGCATGAATGGACCAACTAAAGAGTTCGAGATGGAAGTTATGAGGGGCAAGATTATTCATGGAGGTAATAAGTGTTTACGGTGGCAAATGGGCTGTGCTGTTATCTATACAGACGTAAACGAAAACAAGAGAGTTACAAAAGAATCGAAAGAAAATAAGAAAGTAGATGGAGTTATAGCTTCCATTATTGCTATGAACAGCTATGTACAAAATACCATTGAAGGAGATGACGATTATTTACTAGAAGTTTTCTCTCTATAAACTTGACAACCCCCTTTTGAATATCGTATAATACGCGCGAATGAGTACACTAGGAGATAGATTTAGAGCTTTGTTTCGTTACAGAGTAGCGAAGTACGATAGTAACTCTTTAGCTGCTGAGGTGGGGATATATCCTCTCACAAAATCAGGAGCTACAATTAACGAAAACAGCGCGATGGCTATTAGTACTGTCTATGCTTGTGTGTACAAGATAGCCTCTACTATAGCTGCTCTAGGGTTAGAGATATACAAGCGCGAAGGGGAGAATGTAGTTATCGCTAACGTACATCCAGCGTACAACCTGGTAAGGGTTAAGCCTAACGAACACCAAACAGCTTATGAATTTTGGGAGAGCATAGTAGCTAGTGCTGTAATTTATGGTATGGGGTATGCTATTATCGAGAGAGACGATAGAGGCTATGCTACACAGCTCATCCCAGTTCATTACTCAGATGTAGATCTTCGAGCAGTCAAAGGAGAGAAAGTGTACAGCGTTAAGGATGTGGGTATAGTACGCCCTGAGAATATGCTAGAGATATGCAACCTCCAGAGGATGAGTCCGATTAGATTACATAGAGAGAATCTAGGACTAGCTAAAAGTGCTCAAGATTTTGGAGCTGAGTATTTTGGGCAAAGTGGACAAATGACTGGAGTACTAACTTCAGAGCAGCCTCTCAAAAAGGAGCAGATGGATGTGATCCAAGGCTCCTGGAATAGTGGAGCAGCTAATGCTGGAACTAAACTGATGCCATTCGGCTTCAAGTACCAGAGGATAAGTATCTCACCTGATGAGGCTCAGTTCATAGAAACTCGTAAGTTCCAAGCGGAAGAGATATGTAGAATCTTCTCAGTTCCTCCATCTCTCGTTCAGCTCCCCTCTCAGACTACATACAACAATGTAGAGCAGCAGAATCTCATGTTTGCTCGTCACACTATAGTTCCCTGGACTCAGAGAGTAGAGCAAGAGATAGACAGAAAGCTCATCCCCTCATTTGATAGTCCAGTAATATACAGCAAGTTCAAGCTCTCAGATTTACAAAGGGGAGATAGTGCAGCTAGAGCAAACTACTACTCTCAGATGTTACAAGCTGGAGTGCTCTCAATAAATGAATGTAGAGCGGAGGAGCAGCTCAACCCAGTAGAGGGAGGAGATGTTCACACTGTTCAAGTTAATCAGATAGCACTAGATAAGCTCGGAGCTTACAGTGAGGCTATCTCTAAAAGCAATGAAGATGGAAGATGAAAATAGAGAGGAGCTATTAACAGGAGCTCACTACTCAAAGCATGATTCTACTCTAGAAGTAAGAGAGGAGAACGGGGAGATGATTATAGAGGGCTATGCAGCTCTTTATAACAGTGAGACAGATTTAGGAGTATTTAGAGAGAGTATCTCTCCTGGTGCGTTCGATGATGTTCTAGGGGATGACGTGAGAGCTCTTATTAATCACGATCCCTCGTTAATCTTGGGGAGGAGTTCAGCTGGTACTCTAGAGCTCACTACAGATGAACATGGATTAAAGTACAGAGTTAAACTAGGAGAGCAGCAATATGCGAAAGATCTTTACACTTCTATTAAAAGAGGGGATATCTCTCAAAGTTCCTTTGCGTTTACTATTGAGGAGCAAACGTGGAGCGAGGATAGGAGTACGCGAAAGGTTGAAAAGGTGGCTAAACTTTTAGATGTTAGCCCAGTAACATACCCAGCATATAAGAGTGCTACGGTGGCTGCACGAAAAGAGGAGGAGCCAAACGAAATTAGAACAGCTGAAGTAGAAAGCAGCGAAGATGATAAATGTGTAACAGTTCAAAAACTAAAAAGAAAAAAAATGAACTTAAATGAAATGAAGGCTCTTCGCAGCAAGAACTACGAGGAGCACGTATCTCTCATTGAGGGAACGGATAAGGAAGGGCGAGAGCTCACAAATGAGGAGGAGCAGAGAGCGGACTACCTCGAGAATGAAATAGCTCGTTTAGATAACAAGATAAAGCGCAGAGCAGCTCACGAGGAGATGATAGCTCGTCAAGCTAGTTTTGCTGGTAACTCAGTGAGCGAGGCTAAAGAGATGGACAAAGTAAACCGTTCATTTAGCTTATCTCGTGCTATTAATACAGTAGCTCTCGGTAAAGGTTTAGAAGGTG